CCTTCTTGAAGTTTTTTGATATAATCTGTGAATTGAATAGTTAACATATTTAGCTCCTTAAGCTTTGACTGATGATTGGCGGTTATGTTGCCATTTTTTTGCTAGTTGAGATAGCGCGTGATTAACTTTTGAACAACCCCATTTACCAGAAGCATTTTTGCCAGCTGATAATTTGCGTTTTGAACATTTTCTGTTCCACGCATTTTTAATTCTATTTAATTTTTTAAATTTAGGATTGCGTTTTTTCTCTCTAGCGGCCTTTAGTCGTTCTGCTGGAGAAACATTCCCACGTTCTGTAAGACTTTCCAAATCTTCTAAAGATTCATCAAGTGCTTTTGCAATTTCTTTAGTATCTGCACCATCTGAAATTGCAGATTTGATTGCTGCATCTCCTTCAATTTCCTCAGATGCGTCATCCTCTTCCCCAATTTCAAGAGGGTCCATTAAAACAGAAGAAAGCACATCCATTAATTGACCGAATGTTTCTTGATCGAGTGATTGAATAAAGTCACAAAGTTCATTTTTCTGATCTTCAAATGTTTCTTCTGCTTCAACCAATGGTTTCAAATATTCTGAAAATTTTGATTTCATTTAGTTTCCTTTATTATGATATAATAATCTATTTATAAAAACTAAATTTTAAACTAAATATCTGAGAAATCAAAATCATTCATGGCTGTAGCATTATTTAATGTTCCAGTTTCTTCATTAAATGTCAGTGCTTTTTCTGCTTCAGGAGAGAGACCACGGCCAGAAACAACTAGTGTCTTAAATCTCATTCTAGTGTAGTCAATACCCATTACCCATGAGTCTGTTATACCAGTAAATCTGTTCTTTGTTACTTTAAAGATTATTTCCTTTCGTTCCTTCATTTCTGTTGTCTGAAGTAGCATAACAATAAAGTCGGCTGTCATTAAAATTCCAGCTGATTCTGAGATTGATGAATTATCAGCATCTTCTTGATTAATAGCAGAACGATTTAACTGAGCAGGAGAAATAATAGGAATTCCTTCAATAACAGCAACAGAGCGGATTTCTTCTGTTATAGATTTTAAATATCCATAAGAACCAATGTTAGGAGAAACTCGGTCTGACTTCATTAATCCCAAATAGTCAATTAAAATAATATCAAATACAATATCTTTTTCTATTCTATAAGAATCTAACAAACCTTTAAGCATCAATGAAGAGAATACACCAGGAGCATATTCTTTTGTATATAACTTACCTAAACCACTCAGGGCCGAGTGTTTAGCAAGAATAACACTTTCATCTAAGTTTCTTAAATCATTGATAGGCAAATCAAGTGCATTAGCATCAATACGCTTTACTGTTTCAAAGTCTGACATCTCAAGAGTAATCAATAGAATTTTTTTACCTTGAAGTAAGAATGAAGTTCCTAAATCTGTCAATAATAAACTTTTGCCAATACCTGGAGGAGCTGCAATAACAGATAAAGTCTTAGGTAGAAACCCTGCCCCAAGTCTTTTGTCTAAATCCGCGTGAAGTGTTAAATGACCAAAAAGCTTTTGTTGGTAGTATTCAATACGCTTTTTAATATCATCAAAGTCAAGACCTAAATCTGTATCAATTCTTACCTTTTGAGCTTCCTCCATCATAGAGTAAGCTTTCATTTTTAGCTCTTCTGAATTCTTTGCAATACCATCAGCTCCTATAATAAGAGCATCTGTAATCATGCCATTTTTAATAAATGCGATTGTTTCTTTAATAAGGAACTCTTCATTTACAATTGGCTCCATTGGAACAATAGTTTTAAGATTTTCTACAATAAGTGCTTTTAATTCAGAGCTTGGTATATTTCTTGCTGAAGCAACAATTTCAGGAACATTTGGAGTTTTTGAATATGTTATAAAATATTCTTTAATAATTTTATAAATTTCTTTGTTAGCAATATTTCCGAAAGATTTTTCTGTTAGAATACCAGAAACTAACCCTAAGAATCTATTATTAACCAATAGGTTCTTTAGGAGAACCTGTTCAAAGTTAGCAATCTTTTCCATTTAATTCCTTGGTTTGGTTGGCTGTTCTATTATTTTCTACTTCTATAATTATACTATGAATCTCTTTAAATTTTTCTATAATTGTTAAATTTGAAGTAACATCAACTTGCATCGAAAAACTCCAAAGATGTCCTCGCGTCAGACCTTTTAATAAGCGTTCTTTAATTTCAAGTACGACATCAGGCGAATACCCTGTTTTGCTGAATCTAATTCTCAATGCTCCAAAAGAAGAGGCACAGATGAATACTTTTTTAGATTGTAATTCTCGGTCGACAATATAGTTAAAATAATCATCAATGAAGGCACAAGAAATACTAGGGGATGGTGAAAAAATAGTGCTCTTCTTTAGAGCTTTTTGATAAAATTCCTCTGCTTGTTCTTTATATAAGGCACATACTTTTACAAAATCGTTAGGTAACCCATAGTTCCTATCTATGATTCTTTGCATTATTTGCATTCTACCAGATGCCCAGAAAAAATTGTTTAAATCATTTGCTAAAGCAAAAAATGGTGATTCATCTCTCCAAATATCAAAAACATCTATAATCTTAACAATTTTTAAAAGATTAAGATTATCTAATTTAAGAGCTTTGTAAGTTCCCATTGCTCCACAAATTTCTTTATCGTAGTGTACTTTAAAATTATCTGTTTCCAAATCATCAAAAAATCCATCTGGATACATATGATGGTCAACATAAATAACAGGAATACTATGCTCTGAACAAGTTAATTTAAGAGAATTCAAAAGCTCCGGAACTTCAGAAAAAGAAATATCAGTAATCATCAGAAGTTTAATATCTTCTCGTTGAGTGTTTATTCTATCTTCGATGTCATGAACAAGTTCTTCTAAATTTTTATAATTTGTATTATAGTAATCTATGTTTTCAATTTTTGAGAATTTTTCATGAATACAAAGTTGACAACCTAAGGCGTCTGCGTCATTGTGCGACAAGGATAAAATCATTCTTGGTCCTTTTTGAATTTACATTTGTCACCATGATGATGTTTAAAATTTCCAGACATAACTTCTTTTAAACAGTGAGGGCAACGAACATACACTGGATTTTTTATTCTGTGTGATTCCTTTCTTATTTGTAGTATCTCTTCAATCGGTTTATTAGGATTTTTTAGGCAATTTTCATCATGCCATCTTTTAATATTTCCAAGACCTGATTCAAAGTTACAATATATGCAGATTCTGTTTCCTCCTAAAATAGTTCCAGAAAGATTCTTTGACAATTCTTCAAAATCTCCTCTTTCTCTTCTTGTTTTGGCAGTTTTATCAACAGTTGCTTGTAAAAGGGTTCTTCCATCATCCAAAATGCGATTTTGCTTGGTGTTTAAAGTTTTTTGACCACCACTTTTATATGAAGTTATACCATCTTTTCCTGGAGTAGTTCTTGTTTTAACCATTTTTTTGATAGCTTCTTCTGTAGTTCCTCCATCACCGCCTTTAGTCATATTATACCCATTTCTATAAGAATCAAAAAATGAAATATAAAATATTTCTGTAGTATTGGCTTCAACTGTTGTTTCAACTTCTGCTAAAATTTCTAATGAAAAATCATCTACTCCCAATTCGTTTAATGCAACATGAAATTGATAAATAGGGGAGTTTTGGGCAGCTAATACATGGCCCTTAAATCTAACTAAAGCTCCTATACTTGTTTTTCCAATATAAGAAAGCCCAGTGGTTTTTGAAGTCCATTTATAAATTTCAATCATTTAGCACCTTTAGGTTTTTTAGGATAAATTTCAGGGAAATCTTGAAGTTCTTTTTCAATTTTTTGAAGCTCTTCTGGTGTTAGTAGTTCAAGGTATGATTTTGCTGTTTCGATTGAAGTATTATAATATCTTTGAATATTCTCTAACATAGGAGTGACATCTTTTATTTTTTTAGGATATGCAATAAATTTTATTCTCCCTTGAATAAATGCTTGTAAAGCCAAGAACTGGGCATATAATGGAACATCAGAGTGAATATTAAAAAAGTTCACTGCTTGAATAGTTCTAGGGTCATTTGATATCCATCTCCTAAAAGTAAAATGACTAACCTTTTGTAGCTCTTCTGGTGTTACTCCTTTTGTTGTGAGCACTGTTTGCATTATTTTAAACATTCTTATCCTTTTCTTTATATAATCATTATATAACATATTGACTTAAGTATTTATTTATCAATCATATGAAATACTCAGGGTATTGGTCTTTTGGACAAAGGTTCATAGGAATGAACTCTGTTAGAGGAATCTTAGGCAAAGCATACTCAAACTTAAACATAGGATAATAATCATCTGAATCTTCTGTATAAATCTTTAGCCAAACATGTCCAGTATTATCATCAATAAGCCGAATACCATCTTCGTATTCTTGTACTTTGACTAATGCAAAAGGTCGTTTAGAAAATATACCTTTATAGTTTATTAATTCAATTGAAGACAAATAACTTCTATACCCATCATCTGGGTCTTCCAATGCTTCAAAAACAGTTTCGCCCAATTTAAACTTATTATTATAAACGCCATAGAACTCAAATGGACCTTTATCAAAGATATCATTAATTATCATATAAACACCTCTGGGAACTCTTCTTTGAG